ATCTAAAACTAAGAAAAAGCAGCTCCGGCTGCTTTTTTTATAACTTATCATTATCTACCCAGTTTATCTGTATAGATAAATATTGTATGACTAGTAAATCCAGCGGACAATTTAATAACATAGGTGGCAAAGGCCTTGGCGACTATAAGCATGCCGCCAGGGTATTTGTCGACGGCGACTTTGCTCTAGCTCCTCGCCTAAAGTTCCAATACCACGTTCAGTTTAGCGGCAAAGGCTGCGGTGCTGATCTTAATGTGCTAGTCAAAAGTGTAGACTTGCCTAAGTTTCAAGTAACCAACGAAACAGTAAATCAATATAATAGAAAACGTGTCATACAAAGCACAATGACATACTTGCCAATAACTATTAAAATGCATGATGATAATTCTAACACTGTTAGAAAACTGTGGGAAAGTTATTACAAATATTATTTTAGTGATACTAAGGCTGCTAAAAACGGACTATATAAAAAATCACCTTGGGCACCAATGTCTTTCTATGGTTTAGAAAATGAACCAGTTAAACCTTTTTTAGATTTTATCAAAGTACATACATTTGCTAAAAGACAGTGGGTAGGGTATAAACTAATTAATCCTATAATTATCAGCTGGTCTCATGATACAATGAGCTATTCTCAAAGCGAGGGTGCAGAACATACTATGACCATTGCATACGAAGCAGTAGTGTACGACAGCGGTAGTGCTGCCGCAGGCACACCATCTGGATTCGGTCAAGGTAGATACGACCAAACTCCTAGTCCGTTAACGTTAGGTGGCCGAACTAGTATATCAGCAGTAGATGGTACTAGTGGTGTTATTACAGGTGCAGAACAAATTTTTGGTAGCAATCTAAAAGACATAATAGCAGATGCAACTGCAATAAACGCATCAGCTAGCGCAACAGCACAGACTAATTTATATAATAACACACAGATGTTGACAAATGCTGGAAAAACAACGCCAAATGGTAACACAACAATTTCAGCACTACAGCTAACCTTAGTAAATGTCACTACAGGTAATACCTCAGTTACTGCTGGAAGATTGCAAGCAGTACAAGTGTCAAATAATGGATCATTAAAAGGTATTGATATAAAAGTTGCTGAAATCAGTAGTAATAAAACTAATGGTATATTAAAAAGTATAACTGGCAAATAATATGTTAGACAAAAATTCTAATCTTCCCTCTGATAACAAAAACACTGACGAAGTAAGAAATTTCTTTGATAAGTTCTTCTTACATCAAATAACATTTCCCACTAATCAAATTGATGCGGTTGTTGGATTCTTTTCAAAGCGTGGGTTTGATGACAGTGCGGCCCGTAGTACTGCAATTGTATTGTTAAATCAAGCTAGATTAGAAAATGTAAATCCTTTTAAACTGTTAGATACTATTAAAGGTCTAACTGATGCACAACTAAGTCAAGTAGTTACAGAAGTTTTAAACGTCTACAGAGATCGCAGTTCAGCACTGGGATTTAAATTGACCACAGTAGAAGAAACTACTGAAAGCAGAAACATTAGGCAATGAGTCGTTTTGCACAGGGAAAATACACAGTAGTCAACCCAGACAAATATGTAGGAAATAGACCCCCAACATATCGTAGCTCATGGGAATGGCAATTCATGCGTTTCTGTGACACTGATACTCGTATACTAAAATGGGCCAGTGAAGCTGTTAAAATCCCCTATAAAGATCCCTTTACCGGACGTGGCACAGTGTATGTACCTGACTTTTTTATACAATATGCAGATGCTAAAGGGCAAATGCAAGTTGAACTAATTGAAGTTAAACCACAAAATCAAACACTGCAAGAAAAGGTTGGTAAAAATCGCAACAACCAACTACAGTACGCAAAGAATCAAATAAAATGGCGAGCAGCATACGAATGGTGTGCTAGACAAGGTATCAAGTTTAGAATACTTACTGAACAAGAGTTATTCCACCGTGGCGGAAAACGATAAGTATTATTATGAAAAAACTTGAAGAAATCTTAAATTTGCCTGAAAGCAAAAAGACTATCAAAAAAGCTGAGAAGGAAATGGCAGCAGAAATTGCACAACCATTTCTACGTGACATGAGTGAGTTTGACAAGATTGCGGCTGCACTACCTGCAGTTAAAGGACTTGGGGATGCTAGCGATGAAGAATTTGATGCACTAGCACAGCGAGCCACAGATGCTTATGACGACTTAATGGATTTAGGTATGAATGTAGAAGCACGATACAGTGGACGTATCTTTGAAGTAGCAGGCGGCATGTTGAAGAATGCTATTGATGCTAAAGCAGCTAAAATTGATAAGAAACTTAAGATGATTGAATTACAACTTAAGAAGCAAAAATTAGATTACGATGCTAATGCAGGAGATCAAGGAGTAGATGTTACTGGCTCTGGAGTTATTGTATCAGATCGCAATAGTTTGTTAGAAAAACTAAAAAATATGAATAAATAATACATTGGGATTACCTTTATGAAATCGTTTACAGAATACCTATTAGAAAGCAAAGAAGAGAAAAAATACTCTTTTAAAATTAAAATTGCCGGTGACCTTCCAGAAAACTGCGAAGATGTCATGGAAACAGCTTTGCAAAAATATCAAGTAGCTAAGTTTGCAAAAACTAAAACTACACCTATTCAAGCCAAACTTCGTGATTTTCCTACTATGGAAAATGCACAAGTCAGCATCTTTGATGTTGAACTAGAGTATCCAACTACCAGTGCTGTGTTAACAAGTTACATGTTAGAACAAACTGGGCTAACTGCAGAACGTATCAAAGTACGTAGTCCATTAGAAGATGCAGAAGCAGAATTAAATATTGAAAATTTAGAAAGTGATAACAAGGCATTGTTAACACAAGACTATCAAAAAGAAAATAATCAAAACACAGTAGGCGACAAAGGTGTTAGCAACTTCTTAAAAGATCTTGCTAAGATAAGAAAAGAGTCTACACAATATAAAGGTGTGAATGATGCTATCCTAGCAAAGAAAGCCCCTAAAGAAAAACCACAAGAACAAGCTAAACCTGTTGCTGGCAAAAGTCCAATTGGTTCTGCTAAAGGAAAATAATTATGAACTTTAACGAACTATTCCAGAAAATGAGAGAGCTTGACGCTCCTGTTGCAGAAGAATTAAAAGGCGGTCAGAAGAAATTAGATCAAGATAAAGATGGCGACATTGAAGCTGATGATCTAAAAGCTCTGCGTGATAAGAAAGTTGATGAAGAATTAGTTGACGAATGCGGTATGGATATGCCATCAATGAGCTCTCCTAAGCAACAAGATAATGTCACTATGAACATCAGCATGAACGGCAGTGGTGCTGGAGGCATCCGTGACTTAATGAACTTACTACGAGATCTTGAAGATGGACCTGAGGACGGCAGCAATGGCATGGACGATGAAATGGGCGTAATCATTGACAAGATGGCGGGCGATAAAGGTGACAGTGAAATGCCGTTAATTGGCATGGACGAAACAGAAGGTGGCGGCTTTGATCAAGCTAGTACAACTCCTAATCCGCAAACCGCACCAGTAGGCGCTGCGTTTCCAACAGGTAACGACATTTCAAGCCATGGCGGAAATGAAAGACCTAAAGTAAATGGCGGCGGTAATCCTTACGCAATGGCTGCTGAAGGGTTAATTCCAAGACTTAGCTCCTTGTATCAAGAAGTAAAAAGTCGTTAATCAGCTATAAGCTACTCAAAGAGGCCCTGGTGGCCTCTTTTTTATTGTAAATAACAGATGGCAACAAAATCATTAGATGGCGTCTTAACCAAAAAAGCGCATACACGAGAAACCTTCACTGAACGACACATTGAAGATTTAATCGCATGTTCAGATCCTAATACTGGATATCATTATTTCTGTAAGAACTATTTTTACATTCAGCATCCGGTCAAAGGTAAAATGCTGTTTCAACCATTTGAGTTTCAAACAAGACTATTAGATGCATATCATAATCACAGGTTTAATGTAAACATGTTACCGCGTCAGATGGGTAAAACTACCTGTGCGGCAGGATACCTATTATGGTTTGCCATGTTCCATCCTGATCAAACTATTCTTATTTCAGCGCACAAATTTACAGGCTCGCAGGAAATTATGCAACGTATTCGTTACGCTTATGAATTATGTCCTGACCATATACGTTCAGGTGTCGTTAACTACAACAAAGGAAGTATTGAATTTGATAATGGATCACGTATTGTCTCTACAACTACTACTGGCAACACAGGTCGTGGTATGTCTATTTCCCTACTATACTGTGACGAGTTTGCTTTCGTACCTCCAAACATCGCAGACGAATTTTGGACTTCAATTTCCCCGACACTAGCAACTGGTGGTAGAGCAATTCTAACATCAACACCTAACAGTGATGAAGATACATTTGCTATCATATGGAAAGAAGCTAATAAGAAATTTGACGAGTTTGGCAACGAACAAGAAATAGGCGTTAACGGATTCTTTCCTTTTACCTGTGCATGGAGCGAACATCCAGACCGCGATGACGTATGGGCAACAACTGAACGTGGCCGCATTGGCGAAGAACGTTTTCGTCGTGAATACAACTGCGAGTTCTTAGTCTACGACGAAACACTGATCAACAGTATTCATCTTGCTGGAATGGAAGGTGCTAAACCTCTAATGCAGATGGGCCAAACACGTTGGTATAAAGAACCAAACAAAGATAACATCTATGCAGTTAGTTTAGATCCTAGCCTGGGAACAGGAGGAAACTCTGCAGGTATACAGGTGTTTGAGTTACCTAGTTTTACGCAGGTAGCAGAATGGCATCATAATTTAACCCCAATACAAGGACAGATACGTGTATTAAAAGAAATACTCAAATATATTAAAGATACAATAGGTGAAGAAAATGCCAGTAACATTTATTGGTCAATTGAAAACAACAGTATTGGTGAAGCTGGACTTATCTGCATAAACGACATAGGAGAAGATCAATTTGCTGGATTGTTTGTCAGTGAACCTATACGTAAAGGACATGTGCGCAAGTTCCGCAAGGGATTTAATACTACACATAAAACTAAAATTTCAGCTGCTGCACGTTTAAAATATCTAATAGAGTCTAACAAGATGAAGATTAACAGTAAGCCTTTAATTACTGAACTTAAAGCATTTATTGCATCAGGTGTCACATTCAAGGCAAAAGTAGGAGAAGACGACGACTTGGTTAGCGCATTGTTATTAATTGTACGTATGAGCCAAGTATTATCAGACTGGGATTCTAGAGTATTTGAATCATTTAGCAGTGGCGACGGTTATGATGACGATTTTGAATTGCCAATGCCTATATTTGTTTCATCTAATCTTTGATAAATATTAGCAATATGGAAAAGAACCTCGCACCTATTGCAAAAGAACTATTTGGGAAAATTCGTACACAATTCCCAAAGATTAAACTCGGCGATGAAAACAGTGACGTAACTGACAGACCGTCAGACGCACGTTTTTTTGAATTTGATTTTATTAAAAACGGAAAGAATTTAGGCACAATAACTATCAACATTAGTGAATCTAGTGGAGATGATGACGATACTGAAAATGACGGACTAGTAGTTATGTTTACTACTGGGATTGTTGACGATCAACCTACTGGCGTAAAACGTCAATGGTATCGTTTTTTAGAATCATTAAGTGATTTTGCCAGCAGCAGATTAATGAAATTTTCTATCAGAGACATTTCAAAGAGTAATTTAGATAAAAGAGATTATCAACATTTAGCCAATAATAACGGAGAAGGTAGTATGACTGAAAGTAAACTATGGGGCACATCTAAAACTAGTTATCAACAGATGGGCGAAGCTAAACTAATTGTTAGACATACCCAACCTGTAAATTATGCTCATGCTGCTGGTCGCACACTGCACATTGAAAGCATTCACGTTGAGAATAGTCAAGGTGAACGTTTTAAATATCCAGTTAAACACTTAAATGGTGCTCGCGCTCTAGCTACTCATGTGGCACACGGCGGTACACCTTATGATGGCATTGGTCAACACATTACCGGCCTAAGCGAAGAATTAAACAAATTACGTATGTTTAAAGGTTATGTCGATCGTAACTCTATGGTCAGCGAAGCAATGGGCAATATCCAAACTAAAGTATACGAGCGTATTGATCAAGTTAAGAAAGAAATCCGTAGCCTACAAAATCAAAGCTATTACGAATCATTTGCAGAATCATTTGTAGTAAATGAAGCACAAGAGATTCCAGAAGATGTGGTTAATGATTGGATTGATCGTTTGACTATTCGCAGTTTCAATGAAGAATTAAAGAATGTATTCCCATACATATACAAACTAGTAGGTGAAGAAGTTGATGTAGTTAAAGAATTAACAGCCGATGATTTATTAGGTGAAGACGAAATGGATGAAGGCGCAAAGTGGCGCGACCCTGAATATAAAGACAACCTATACCGTCAAAATGATCGTGGGGAAAAAGTTCCAATGGGCGACAAGAACACGCTGGCAGATTTGATTTCAGGTAGCGGTGACCAATTACGATATCGAACTTCTAATACAGATGGAAGATATGGAGATATCACAGTAGCGGCAACGGGCAAACGAAGAGGAATGCTGACAAAAAATACGATAGCTGATCTAAAAGGTGATATCGAAAGAAGCAAAGGAAAACATCACGAGCCAAACTTACCAGAAGAAGATCAATTTGAAGCATTCTTAAATAATCTAGTCAGTGAAGAAAGTAATTTGTTTAACACTGATGAAGAAAGTCAAAGCGCATCTATACAAACATTAAATCAACTAATTGCACAAGAATTCCCAGCAGGCGTAGATGGTACCAATGCTATCCAGAGTTTGCAAGGTGTTATTGATGATCAAGAATTTACTGATGCAATTAAACAACTAGGTAAGGTAAATCCAGAAATGGACATTAGAGAATTTCTAAAGAGTTACCTAGAAAAACACGACGAAGAAAATGGTACAGACATTGCTAGTAAGATCAATTTTGATT